AGTTTCTATCAGTCGACTGCACCAAATCAATCGTAACTCTTTCTGGGTATGGAGTTGGGTATGCACTACTAAGTGGACCAAATGTGGCCTGGTCAAGTCCAGTATCAGAAGCATGGAGTGTGATCTTGCAAAACACAAGATCATCTTTCCCAACCAATGCGCTTTCAGATGGCACAACATCTGTAAGAAAAAATTCACATGTCGTAGAAACACCTGTTGCATACGAAATTCTCACACCAACATAAAGGTCAACTTCTGAAGCATTTGGGAAGAGTGAGCTACAATCTATTTCTGCATTGTCGGGATCCCTTAAAACCAATCCGTACCCATTAATGACATCTTGTAGTACATATTGTCCAGCAGCAATCCTGAGTGTTGTTGTATCTGAATAATCAACACCTCCTCCGGAATACAATCCTGGAGGTAGAATACCTGATTGACGATTCAGTCCTTGACTGGAATAGGGTTCTTCCCAACGAATGCTCACCTTGCTATTTGAAACACTTTGTGTTAATTCCATGACTATACACCTCTGCTAAAAAAGTATACTAATTACATGCTCCAATGTCGAAGAACCGCTTTTCCGCTCTTTATCAAATGTAAAATAACATAAAAGTGTATCATCTTCGTCATATAATCCACCTTCAAAAAAATAAGGTGTCCCACCCCATGTCGTCCCATCTGATATGGATTCAGCCAAGTCAAGGTTAACTGTAACCTTGACTTTTGCACTTCCTGAACCTTGAAATTCAAATTTGTCAGAAGTCAACACTTTTTCAAAGAAAAAAAGCGTATCGTCTCCTTCGGCATCAAGTTGTGTTTTTGTCGGTACTGGATCTATAGGTTCGTTTGCATATTTCCAATATCCAACAACCGTATTCCCAGCTGCGACATTGGATGTGAAAGTTACAGCAATCGCCCCTGCCTTGTAGTTTACAGTCCCCGTTCCATCTCCAGTAAGATCACCTTCTCCTGTTGTGTCAGTAAGTATTTGTATTGGCGTCGCACCATTCATTTCAATAATACGCATAGGGTAATGATACGCATCATCACTAGGTCCTTTGCAAATCGGCAATCGATCTACTCTGAGAACACCACTAATCGAATCATATGGTATTGTTTCTAAAACAACTATTTCGGTATAGGGAGCACTATATGATATCGATGAAACTGTATAAACCCCATCATTTCCAGACGACTCTTCAACAACAATTTTTGCTCCAACATTAAAATATGTTGTTTGGTCATCGTCTACAAAAAATGTTTTCGTGGGCAAATCCACACCGGTAATAACAAAACTTCCTCCGGCAATTGCAAATGTGTAGCTGTTCTCCGTTCCACTTGCTGACGCAACAAAAACTTCTGAAATTTCTATTGAACGAACATAACCACCTTCTCCCAGTTTGAATTTTGTTATTTGTCCAGATACCAAACCTGCAAGTGTCTGCACAATTCGGTCTCTGCCGCTATCTGTTATAATGCTACTCGCCATTTTTTCTACTCATCTACTAATGTCCTGACTCCTTCAGAGTCAAGAGGAATAATGTCACCATCAGATATATCGAACCTGTTTCCAATTTGGCTGAGGTATTGCTCGGAATATTGTTCAGAAATTATTTCAACATGACATGGAAGAACGGAATCTCGAATCTTATCCAATAATCGAATCCACGCATCATTTACAGCCAATTCACTTTGCCCAGAAATACTTCCAGGCACAATATCAAGTTTGATTTTGTGCGTGAGAACCCAGCCATCCTTTCCTTCAACAGGAACGTAATCAGCCGTAACGTTTGTGCCTACAGCGGGAAGAGGGAAAATCGAATTACCTTGAAATCGGAAAGAATATTTCCCAATGTCATATCGAATCGTACCATACCCTTCTCCTTCAAGATTACCATTGCCGTCATCAGTTACGACTTTTCTATATGTTCCGTCGTCAACAATGAATGATATCGTACCTGGTTGCACAGGAACTTCTACAAGACGTCCAGTCAAAACATCAGATTCATACTCAATAACAGAATCAGTTAAAGTGATTGCATGCGTAGCAGATACCTGATTCAGCGCAGTAACTGCAAATGCGTACACTGTCCCTGGCGATAGAGTGCCAGGAACAACATCGAAGACTGCCGATGTATCATCGTGTACGGTTACTGTTTGAGCAACCTTTATTGGCGCTGTTGCGTAATCAGACGTCGAGCACAAATAGATTTGGAGAGTGTCGCCTGCGTCCATGAAATCAGTGCCAACAACAGATACACCAGTTTGATTGTCCAATATACTATCGTCACCATCTATTGATGTGATTACAGGCGGCTCCCAGCCCCATGCGTACAATCCGAATTTTTTCTCGGTAGTCGATCTGTTGTACGAGGACAGATCTTCAGGATGGGTAAAATATGGAGGACTTGCAACAGCTGCGAATGATCGATCATTATATGGGGCCGAACTATCGTATCCAACTGTACCGCTCAAAACTCCGAGTACTCCTAGTTCGTAATATCCCCCAGATGATACCTCGACCGAAGGCGATACCTCTATTTCATTCCATCCAACGGACAGCGAATACGTTGTATCGTTATACCATAAACGTTCACCGTCACCATCAGATGCATATAATGACAGGAACGCATCTCCTGCGATACGACCATAAATAAATATTTTATTTACAACTCCACTATATGTGGACTGATATTTCATCAATTGGTGATATCCGTTTGATACTCCGGTATCAGATGCGGCGTCATGTCCAAAAAGTAATTTTCCAGGCATAACGCAATCTCAAAATGGGTCCATTGCGTAGGTGGCCCATTCTGGCTGCCCTGCAACATCAACAATGAGTTTAATTGCCATGATTCATGCTTCCTCTAATGTTCCTATTATTTCTCCACTGACAGATGGACCAACAATAGTATAACCTGTTCCATTCCACCAAATCTCACTTACAGTAACATCAAATCCGTGTATTTTACACAAAATCTCATATGATTCTTTTTTCCCCTTTATCAGCCTCCATCGTGCAGCAATCTCTATGTTCATACGTTGATATATATCGGCTTCAGCGAGATCCGTGTCAATACCAAATCGTTGTGCCAAAAAGCGAATCAAATCGGGCCGAACTGTTCGCGGAGAAATCTTTCCATCATATGTCCGATCAATCAATGTTTTCAACTGTTCAAATGATGGCATAAGACATGTGACAAATTTATAGAACCATCCGCCGCTTTCAATGTCTTCCAGCTTATCTTTTTCTGGCAACTGATCCCATAGCACTGCCTTTGCCCAATATGCATGGCCGAAAGGTCCATGGCCACATGCTTCTCTTCCAAATCCACTCATTTATAATACCGATGGAGTACTCATGACGTTCAGCCTAACCTTGAATATAGACTCACTATCATTGTTCGTAACAGAAACGACAACATCCCCATTTGTTTCCAACTCTATAAGGCCATGTGTTTCCCTGCTCACATATGCAGAAGTATACCCGTCAACATTCGAATATGTCGCGATAGCATCAGTTTTCGCAGCATCGGCATATAACGCAACGGAAACATCAGTAGAATTCGACAATGCTTCAATTTTTATACCGCACAAAAGCCCTGATTCTTCGCCTATTGAAACTGTGTTGTCTTCTGTTGAACTCGTCGTCAATGATGCCGTTTCAACAATTATTTCTTTTTGTGTGACAATGCCAGAAGAATTCTGGCGATTCCGAACGACTAATTCACTTCCAACGCGCACAATTAACGGAATTTTATTGATATCGTTGATACCTGAAAGTGCTTGTGCCGATTGCATAGAAACAGTGCTGCTTCCACCACCCGGTCGTGAAATTGTAACATATGCAATAGAACCAGATGTGAAATTAGACAAGGTCCCCGCTGCAACTGTTATTGTCCCTCCATTGCTGAGGCCAACGAGTACTAAATCTTCTGTCCATTCCAATGTGTCGCTATCAAGCGTAATATCTCCACCACCAGAAAGCCATACCATTTGATTCTCAAGAGAAGCAAACAGAAAAGAGTCTATCTGTCCCATTGCAGTAACAAACGACCCATACCATGATTCATCCCATTCTGCTGGAATTTTCATGCCTAATGATGTTGTACTCATAAAAAATGCTCCTCTACTATATCTCTACAATGGAAAACTCACCCTTGGTAATAACATGTTGTGAATCTATAAAAAGATTTCCATCAGCATCAACTTGAGGCGGCGTATCTCCATTGTCCTCGTCATAATATTCAACACTTGCAATTTCTATATTTGCATGCTTGACGCCGTCAACCCCTTTTACGACACCGTAGTAGTCTGAACGCATTAAGCCTTCCTCGTAATCTCTATCTTTAAAAAGTTCATTGAGTGCCGTCTCAACATCCGTTTTGACATCATCAAACAAGTATTGCTTGTATACACTTATTTCGACAGAGAGACTTACAGCAAGCATATAATATGCACCGCTTATGATGCTGTAATTTACAGTTTCAATCCTTCGATCATCAGCATATTCTTTTACAGCATTCATAAGAGCTTGCGTTGGTGCGGAGTAGAACCCATTCGAATCTTTCTGAAGAATGGAGAGACGAACAATGTTTGCCTTTCCTTCGCTACTAATAACTTCAGATAAATAATCAGTCAGAGTGTCAACATCATCAGACAATTGAGAAGGAATCAATAATGCCGTTGTAATCTGTCCCTGTGCAGTGCCAATTGTTGTTTCAACAGAATCTGTCGCAGTATCTATAGCAAGAGATGCATCATGCATCTCTTCGATGCTTATATCGATTTCATCCTTTGTATCTTCAATATCCGATGCAATATCAGAAAAAGTGTCCAAAGATGTTTCAAGATCATCCATTATAGACAACATACTATTATCTTCATACTGATATGCACAGAATATGATTGCTCCATACGAACCAGAAACACCAGATGGGGCCGGAGAAAAAGTAATATTTATCGTAGGCGATGTTGTTGCAGATCCATACGTAATAGTACCAGATGAAATGCCTACTCCGGATACGGTTCCATTTCCTTGATCGTATCCGGCTATTTCACCGCTGTATATTTCCACAATTAGACTTGTCCCGTAAATCCGTGGCCCAGAATAACGCGCACGTGTTCCCGTATAACTCACGATTTGCCGCATATCAGATCCGATTCTAATGAGTCGACCTATTTCGTTACTTGTAAACGTGTGTGTCGAAACATCGACGAACCCGGGATATGTATCGCAATCTCCATTTGGAGATGATTCGTTTGTAAAATATGGGTCTCCTATCGCAACTGTTATAAAAAATGAACCTGGAACGACGGGTTTCATTGTCAGATACTTCTGAAAATTTGTTGTAGAACCATCGCCCTTGCCTACAATTTCACTATAAGGCAAAAATCCCATGCGACTGCGTGCAGACTCAACATATCCTAACGTATCTGTCTTGGCCGTCTCCACAGATGCGGTATGCGTTAGAATATCAGCTGTTTTTTCCAATGCAGTTAGATATGATGCATGAATTTGTGTGACAAGATTAAGAATCGTTCCGCTTTCAGTAGATGGCCCTGTATAGCCTAATGCAACATCAAGAGTATCATCTATAGAAGACAATGCCTGTGTTATAGAAGTAGCATGATCTGAAACATCTGTAAGTTTGCCTTGTAATTCGAGATCCTGTTCTATATCTCTAATCGAGATAGCATTACTTTTTTCCACACCGGGATAATTCATAAGAAGTGCAGAGATGTCTTCTCCTGTCACAAATCTGTCTGCAGCCATCCATGCTTTTGGTGCATTCGCTTTGATACTATCGCTTGACTCCGGATCTGATCCTGATGATGATGGCAAGTCGTTTGTCACATCAATGGAAATACTTTGAAAATTTACGACAACGGGCGTAACGCTTGAGGTTATTTGGTCATTGCCAACAAGCCCCCCCGCTTTACCCAAAGTCGTCACATACGAAATTCGAATTTCGTCGCCCTGGTTTGGCTTTTTTCCTACAATATTATTCCCAAATTTGAGTGTCGGAGGATCACTAAGGAAATTTACTTCGTAAACTTCAGAATCATCAAACGGAAGAAAGTCATCTAGCGTCCATTCAACATTCTTTACAGAACAAACCATGTGACTATCAGTCAAAAATGAATTCAATGGAACAAGGCCCAGATTGAATACAGGATTAAGTGACCCATCAGCAGCAAATACTTCCGTAAATGTCTGCCCTTGGTACACATTTATTGAAAATGGATTGTCTTCCGTTCCAGATCCTGCTGGAATCACCTGGTCACTGTCCAATTCAAACGGAATGCCGCTTGTAGACTGGAAGATATGACCTTTCCTCAAAGGAACATCAAATGCATAGGGCCCATCTGGAAGAACAACGCTCAGCGTAGCCAGCGAGGGCTGTGCAGGATTTGATTTGTACCCTAACGATTCTGCAATAATGGAAATATTTGATTTGATGCGAGCCAGTCCAAGATACCATTCATCTGATTCTCTATCAACATACCAAGATAACTGATCAAGAGCCGCAGACACATAATCCACAAGCATAATTGTGGTATCTGCGGATATAAATGCGTTGAAAAAATCGCCCCATTTTTCCTTAATCCTCGCCGTAATCTCATCTTTATATGTCTGAAAATCCTTTGCGGAATACTGAGATCTTGTCAGCGTCCCGCTTATTCTCATGGAGTCTCGAACCTGCTCTCCTTTTTCGAATTCTTCCCATTGCGGGTAAGAAGGATCCGTCGTCGCAAGCACTTGTATATATAATGCGTCATCAGTGAGATTGTAGTACATGTACCACTGATCTTTGTCCTCAGGGTGCGATGTCAATTCATCAAGTTCAAAGATCACTGGAGCACCTCTTTTGCGTTTCCTATATCACCATTATATTCGTACAAAACATCAACCTCTTCTGGTTTATTGTCCTCTTCACTGTATTTTATGTCAATTTTCAACACTGTTACCATAGGTAATTGTTCTTGTAGTCGTAACATAATTTCACGATGTATAAGTGCTGTAAACGCAGGTCCTTTGTTTTCGAAAACAAGTTCATTAATGCGACTCCCAAAATTTGGGTCCATGGTTCGCTCGCCCCGTATTGTACCGATGACTCTCACTATATAGTGAGATACGACATCTGCGTCTTTTGATGCCACGGGGACCGGCCCCCACGGCCAACCTGTTCCATTTATTCCAGTAAGCATACCCAATCTCCTAGGCCAACGGTGCCGGAGGAGGAGGAACCGGCAAGGGGGCTGTAAATGCGACAAGCACTGTTCGTGTCGCAGTGTCTAATATGGTCGCAATTAATTGAGCAATAACAGGTGCTTCGTTTGGAGCTGACAATGCTGTCGTTATTGAAGGACCAATTGACGCAACACCTGCCATTGCAGATACCATACCTATTGCTGCTCCACCTGAAAAATTCACTGGTGGGACCATCCAATATGACATAGCAGCATTTTGAAAGGCCATCCCTACGATATTGGCATTTCCTTGTGGGCTTGAAAGCGATGCTGCAAGCGTATTCGCAAATACTGTTTTTTCCATTCCTGTAAAAATAGGAACAGCAATCCCAGCCATTGCTGTTTTACAATAATTGTCATATGCCGTTGCTATTTTGTCAGCTGCTATTGCTCCACTGTCATTGCTCCCCGAAAAAACAGTGGTTAATTCTGCTGTAAGCGATGCTGCAACCAATGCCATTGTGCTATTCCACCTTTACCACCCCTGACAACACAAGATTAGCAATAGGTTCCGTAAATGGGTTTGCACTCGGTCCACTGGGTCCTACAGGTGTGGGGTGCGTATGTGTTGTCAAAAATACTTTCAAAGACTGTGTAATCCAATCCAAAAATGTATCTCCCTTTATGACCATATCAGTAGGGTTATTCCCTGCCTCAATACTATCTGCAGTTAAACCAATGAAATCAGAATCCAAAACAATATTTTTTGCACCAAGAAGTTGGAGAAGATCTGATTTGAGTTCTACGATATTATCATTGACATCCATGATGCGCACACCGTCTGCGTCCTGAATGATTGTATTTCCATGAGGATCAGTAAGGATATTTTGCTCGTCATCATCTGTGGAGCGCATTTCAAGGACAGATCCCTTATGTGTCTCAAGAGAAATAGTTCCTTCGTTATCAAATATCAACGACGACGTTGTGTCTTGTGCAGCATCGTGCCAAAGCAATTTTACTGATTGTGCATCTGCATTATCTTCAAAACTAAGTTCATGTCCTGCTTTTGTTTTGAAAATACGTTTCGACGGTTTCCCATCGGTATACGGAGACAATCCATCTGCAAACGCTTTTTCCTTCGTCTTCGGCCACCATCCGCCCATCCATTGGGGACAATTTTTATTTCCGTTCTCAAATGTTACCCATACGGGATCTTTCTTATCTGGGACACAAAAAAAACCACATCCATCTCCACCCCATGGTGCAATAGGTGGTGCCCATACGCTGTGCACGAATGTCCCCGTAACTGCTGGCACCCTGACAAGGATGCGTCCCGACTCCTCAGGATCCTCGTTATCTTCACAAATTCCGTAGTACACACCATAATATCGCTTGAAATACTCCAACCCCTTATTCATCAAATTGAGCACAAATGTAGTTGCCGTAACCATTAGGTTGTTGCTCCAACTTTGGGTTCTACCTGGGCATTTCCTTCTGAGTTTTCAACTTCACCCTGATTCGAAACATTCGCTCTCTGCACTAATTGCTCCAATCCTTCAGGAAGGCCCTTGGATCCCAATGTAAGTGACATGTCCGCACCGTTTCCAGATATAGTAACAGTCTTTTGCATTATCTTGTATTCCGTTGAAAAGTACCGTGATACACCACTCAATCGAACATGTTGTCCCGGGAAGATCGTAGGGATGGCAACAGTATCAATTTCAACTTCTATTCCATGGTCAGATGCATCACCCACGCGCATTCCATCTAGTTGTTGTGTCGCTTGTTCGTCAAAATCCTTATCAGTCATGGTGACAGGCATAAATTTCACAGCCTCAACACCATCTTCATGAAGAACGCTTTGTTTTATGCCTATTTCGTTCGCAGGGCCATCAGCTCCATTTATAGTAAGTACGTCAGATCCTCCGGGATTGTTCGCCTGATCTGTTGCATTGTTCGCAACTATCATTTCGGGCTCTTTTGAAGGATCAGATCGAAACCCAAAGCTTGCTCCCATATAACTTCCCGCCTTTGCAAGAAAAAGTGGACCGAAGCTTTTCGGCCGAAATGCCATCATTGGGTATATGTTATTTGCAAGATCAGGCTTTCCACGAAATCGAAACTCGCATGCGACCTTCCCCTGTTCTGCATCTGTTTGGCGACCTAAAAACAAAAGGTGATCTTGCCTAAAGACCATTTCGACACCAGCAAGATATGCTTCATTTGCAAGATACATGAAATCCGTTAGCCCACCTTGGATCATATCAACACGTTTTTCTTGCATATATTTTCTTTGCGTGTCTGTCGACAAAAGAAATTCTGGTGCCCTTAATCCATACTTGGTGGATATTTTTGTCGCAACGTCTTCAAAAGTCATTGGTGCATCATGTGTTCCCCAGACACGAACACTCTCTGTCCGATTCATGATCCATTCATATCCCCTGGCTTGAAGTGTAATGATTACTTCCTCGCTATTAAAGTCCGGTTCTGGTGGAAGCATGAACCCATAATACCAATCACTAATATGTGTGGGATCTCCATCATTGTATCCCCATCGAACCGCAAGTGTATTCCCTAGACGAAACCATCCCGTATCATCAATGAGTTCAATTGCTTTCTCATATGGAGTTGCAAGTGTAACTTTTATAGTGTAATTCCCTCCAATCCCTTCATCGATTTCAACACTTTCCGCATACGGAAGTTTGTTGTCTCCCGCAATAGAAAGGTCTGCCGTTCCTTCAGTCGGAGACCAAATTTTCCCATCAGCAACAGGACTACGAAATCCATAGGGCATCAGATGAGAATTCCTTTCCGAAGTTTGCGAACATCGGGAATCGTAATTTTCATGCCAGGAATAAGACTTATCGGTAAAATACGCAAATCATTCGCATGCGCAATTACCCACCACAAGGCAGGATCTCTGTAATATTTCGTAGAAATTGCATCGATGCGTTCTCCATCGCTTACAACATGAATAATGTCGTCAGTACTTTTCTCAATATCAGGGATATGAGGTCTATCCCAAAATTCAATATCATCTGCGGATACCCAATCAGCATGACGTAACCGAGATTGATTTTTTTTGATTTTCACCGCCATTTTTAGCCCACAGCCCTATCATATGCAGTTTCAACATTCCCAAGCATCTTAGATAATTTTCTGTCAGTAAAAACAACCTTGACCTGCAAGGGATCTTTCACGAAGTCAGCCATTGCATTCGATAATGCCGCAATCCTGTGATCCATTGCAGAATGATAACTGGATTGATCTGCAGATTGATCATATCTGCTTTCTGTAGGGACAGGGGTTGTTACTGCTGCATTTCTATTTTTCTTGTTCCGTCGTGTTCCCGTATTGTTATCACCAGTCTCTTCCGGAGATACTACTGTAGATGCTGCATTTTCTTTTTGCCGAAATCTTCTGGATTCTTCTGTAGCTCTTCGTGCTTGTTCATCCATTTGTTTTGATTGTTGATCAAGCAAGTACCCAGTGTCTCGAATTTTATTTCCCAACCCTGTGAGAATATTCATTCGTTCTTGTTCCACGGAACTACCTACAGCTTTTTTCCGTTTTCCTGCTTCTACTATTCCGCCATAAGCTTCTCCGACATCTGATTTCGCACCTCTTCTTATTGCGTCCATTGTGGCAGTGTATGCTTTATCTCTATCGGCTTGACGTTTTTCGGCTTGTTTCCAATAATCTGTATAAAAGTCTTCTCCACCTGCTTTGCTGTACGCCTTTTGCATTTCAGCACCAGCTTCTTGGCCGAACTTTACAATGTCAGCGCCTGTTTCGGTCATTTTCAATATTCGAGCGATTGCCGTCTCTTGACCTTTTTTCCCAAACATCATCTCAAGAAACTCAGATGCCCACTTCTTTAGTTCATGACCAATTCGCTCAAATGGATAGAGGACGTGATCTGCCATCGTCGCGAACGTATCCTTTACACTACTAACAATCAAAGAAATAGCAAGCGTGATTCCTCCGACTACAGTATGCCATCCTGCCTTGAGTCCGTCCCACATCACCTCAGCTTTATATAAAATAGAATTCCATGCGTCAGTTACTTTTAGAACTGCAAGTCCAGCCGCTGCAGAAGCAATATCAGGTATAAGCATAAATCCATTCGCGATATACGCGATACCCTTTTCAGCTGATGCCACCATGGAATGGTAAAATCCGCTTACATGATCCTCGGACAACCCCATGCTTTCGCCAATCATACTAGGTATTCCCATGAGCATAGCATCGACCGTTTTCAAAATTCCCGTAAATCCCTGTTCAGCTGCAAGAGTCGTCTTGTTTATCTCTGTAATTGTAGAATCCGCCATAATTTTTGCAGCGTTTTGAGCACGCACTTTTGCTTGTTCAAGAGCCTCCATTGCACCCATGATCAATGCCATAGGGCCAAGTGCTGCCTTCATGCTCTTCATTACGCCTTTGAAACTTTTTCCAAATGCCTTCATTCCTCCAATCATACCTTTATCTCGAAAGGCTGAAAACATAGATCCTCGAAATTTCTTTGAGGCAATCGTCATTACGGCAAACCCACCAATAATAACTTTTACGACTTTCCCAACTGCATCAGAAATGCTGTCTGCAGAAAACAGCCCGCTCCAAACAGATTTCATAAAGGAGAGTGCAATAGTTTTAAGTCCTTTCAAAACCACAATGAAAGCATCGCCAATTCCAGCTTTTAGCGGACCTTGCACAAATCCTTTTGCTCCTTTGATGATTTTCTTTTCTGAACCTCCTGCAAATATTGAAATAAACATTTCTCCAACACCAGAAAAAATATTTCCAATGAAATCGAAGGTTCCTCTTAATACTGTGCTCCAATCTATCTTTTGTAAGGCACTTCCTATGGCACTTCCAAGCGAATGCAAAATACGACCTATCGTCCCACCTATGCCTCCAAAATCTATTTTTGAAAGACTTCCGAATAATGTATTCACTAGGCCGCTAAACGCACCAGATGCCGTATCAAATATTTTATCAAAAGGTATTTTAGACAACGCTTCTTGCAAACTTTCAAATAGCGCTCCTGCTGCCTTTGTTCCTATGTCGAAAATTCTCCCAAATGGTATTTGTTGAATCAATTCTATCGCATTTGTGAACAACATCTTGAAATCGATGTCTTTTATCATGTTGACAATAGTATTTATTGTTCCACCGAAATGCTTTTGGATCCCATCTCCATACCCACGCAATGTCTCCATTGCCTTCGCTGGACCTTCGCGTAAAAGCTTAAATCCTGCAAAAATTGCTGCTCCTGGCAAAAGCATTTTCCCTAACGTACCAAAACGCAATCCCATAGATCCCATTGCAGTCATGACGGGTAAAGCACTACTTGCTATATTGCTCAACATAGGAGCAATGGGACCGAGTGAAGGCAAAAATGCTGAAACGCCCACACGGCTTGCCAAAAGCATTTTTCGCGTTAATTCGCCAATGGGACCAGCATCTTCTGATAATGCTTTCACTTTTCCATATGTTGTACTGAAACCTGTACTCATGGTCTTTGTCCACTGACGAATGTCTTTATTGGACAATTGATACATTTTAGCTTGCATATTGGCAATCATGAAATCCCATGATTCCTGTGCAGATCTGCCTGTTTTATGTGCCTGATTTGCAATACGAACAAATGCGCCTTCTGATTTTGCTATGACGCCAGGCAATTGTTCCATTTGCTTCTGAACAGACCCCCATGCTCCTTGTGCAGCATATAATACAGACGGATCTAGCCCCGCAGCGCTAAGCCCAGCTATAAGTCGCTGATAAGCGACTCCCATGTCTCCGCCACGCTTTTCTGCCTCCGTTGCCATATTCGAGAACATTTCAAGCATCTTAATGGGATCACCCGAGAACATCGTGTCAAAAACGCCCTGGACATCATCACCCGATTCCATTAATCGTTGCGCAAGATCTCCCAATTCCCCGCCTGTCCCTCGAAACAGATCGATAATATTCATGCGCTCTTTCGACATGGTATCAAACATGTTCCGAGCTATCTCCATGCCTTGCTGTCCTGTCATGCCTAGGCTTTCTTTTAAGCCTGCACCCATCTTCACAATGGAAAGCGTTAGATTTTCTACTTCATCAGTTGTGATTTTTTTGCCGAAATCGGCGCCTGCTTTATCAACTGCTTCAAAAATAGAGGGCCACGATTGAATAGCTTCTGTACCAATATTGAAATGTTTTCCAATTGATACAATTTTATCAGCAAGACTCCCTACTCGCTCCTCAGACATGCCATGTCCTTTGACAAGACCTGCCATAATAATTGCCAGCTGTTCTCCCTCAACACCATATACTGCTGTCGCCTTCGTGAGGTCCTTCATGGCCCCCTCCAGCCCGTTGGAGCCTAGCACCTTTACAAGGTCTATGCCTTGCTTTTCAAAGGTCAGCACACTCTTTGCGGCCGCCTCCATGTCTTCATTGAGCCCAAGGGCAATACTGCCTACCTTTTTAAGTCGCCTACTTTCTTGCTCCGTCAATTTCATACCAGCAGTCAATTGGGAGAACGATTTATCAAACTGTGCAAATTGAGAACTGAGAGCAGAATCCAACTTCGGATCCATTGCACTTGAAACAATGTCACCAATCATAGATGAAACAGAAGAAAAGGCCCCTTTCCCTTTCGAAGCTATCGCACCGAATCCAGTGGTTATTTTTTTTCCTACAGCTACGGATCCCGTGGCAACTCTGGTTAAGTCTTCCCAGAGCCCATTGACGGAACTCCGGAAATCCTCAGTATTTTTCGTCCCATCTTTATCTGTGGCACTGAATGAAAACCCGAGTCCGCCAAAATTGAGTGCCATTGCTCCTCCTTATAAATAAAGAATCATGACACGTCTAGAATAGCATATTTCGCATGCGAGAATCAGTTTTGCCTTATATCACATATGACCTTTTTTCACAGCTTGTTCAATCGGAATACCTGCTTTCCCGTCTCTCCGCTCCAATCTTTCCGCATACCATTGAATAAGTCGTTTTCGTTCTGACGATGGCATGCTGCGAGATCCTCGCGTGGGCATTCCAAATTCTGTGGCCAAATAAAACAATTCTTCTTCCAAAATGTCTATTCGACCGAACGGGAGAAAAAATTTCGTGCCGTCAAAGAAATGTTCGTCAAAAAAGAATTCCCACATGCACACCGAACAAGAATCTCTGTATCCATTCCGCCCTCTTGATCAAATGCATCCCGTATATCTTGTCGTTCTGACCATGCCAAATCCTTGACCATCTGATACGTGGGCTCTTGATCGTTAATAGACACAATTCGGTTGAGCAAAAAAGCTGTCGCCTTGCTTTCTTTTTTTGTTTTGAGCATATTTGCGCGTGTCGTCTTTCGTCCTCCACGTCGCTGCAACTCCGCTTCTATGTCAAGGGCATCTGCTTCAGCCTTTTGCTGCATTTGTCCTGTCATCATGCGCCACTTGATGACATTACCCCTATCCGTCGTAAGAGTACGCACTCTCTCCAGAGGATCACCTTCTACATCAATGACGCCAACCTGTGATAAATCTGCAATTTTCGTAAATAGTGTTCCACACGTTGGGTCAGTACATTTTACAGAGAATGTCACTTTATCCCCTACCGTAAGTTGCCGAAGACGAATAAACAACGTTGTCAAGTCAGACAGAATAAGTTTTCCGGGAACAGCGCGAAGCAGTTGTTTTCCTTCAGGCGTATCCGAGGAAACAATGTGACCTTCGTCGTCAGACAATTCTAATAAACAATTTGCGAGTAATTCTTGGACGAGAGCAGACTCACGTGATCCTTCGTCTCTGTCAAGAAGATCTTCTTCCCATCCGCTGATCTCTCGCAATTTTACATTTCGCAGAAGAAAATCTCCTTCTTCAGTTTCATAAATATACCCACATGGCAATCTATAGGTATCCGTGACGACTTTGCTCTTCAAATGTTCCTCAATCATCTCTCTGCTCCTGTTTTGATAAAAAATCATTTATCATCTGACGAATCACGTCAGACATTGTGCGGCCTTGTTTTTCCACAGTACGTTTGAAAAATGCATAGACCTGTGGGGCCAACCACATATTGAATCGAACCTTTCCGCTATCTGATTTTTGTGTATTAGAATCCGTCCTCATACTGGAAGTATAACGGAATCATCATGGACGTATCAAATTTCGAGATATTATGCTTTATTTAAGAAACTTTGATATCAAGTCCCGCTTTTTTGAAGTCTGAAACCATGCCATCGAACTCAGAAATTGCAACTTTCTTTAAGTTTTTCTTTGCGATACCACTTGGGGCTTTCCTGAGTGGCCAGCCTGGTCTCCTTCTCAATTGAAACTTTGTGCCATGAACTGAGAATTCTGGATTGCCCATCCCCTTATTCCCCTTTGGAAACAAATCAATATTTATTCTGTACGTTCGTCGTTTTGATCCTGTCCCATAATTATCGGGAAACCACATTATTTTTGCAGTAAACTTTTCGTCTCCAATTGCGACATCAGCAAAGGCACGATTGTCGTCCATTTTCCATTTTATTTCTCCAGCATCAGACTCCGAAAGAATAACACCGTGCCGACAAAAAGATTCTCCCATATAGATTTTCTCAAGCTGTCGTGCAGCCATCCTTGCAGCCTGTACAAGATGTCGTGCTGCAGGTGTTTTTGTGGGATCTCCATCATCTTTTGATACTAGTGCCACATATTTTCCTGGAGATCCTGTAAAAGCAATGCTGAATCGTGCACTTTTTTTCTTGATATCACTCCCTGACATCTGAATTGCGAAAGGAAACGTTTTCCCCGATACAGCAAATGATTTTGATTTTGCACGAGCAGGGACCGTATTCTTGACAATTTCAGCAGCAAGTTGGGGATCGTCAAGAGACGCTGCAGATTCTCCGAGCAACGACGCATGATATTGCTCCAAAGCAAACTTTGATTTTGAGAGACTCATGTCTAAACTCCTTTAAATTCTTCTTGCATATCCTAACATTTTCATCAATTCATTATATGCTTCTTTTTGTGCATCCTTCAATTTGCGAATAGAGTATTCTTGCAATGATTGACCTTTTGCAGCAATAGCATAAGCGAAGTCCCCATCTACCCGCTTCACAATAGCCGATCCGATAATGTCCCCTGCTCTGAGAACCTTCATGCTCCATAGATCTTTTTTATGCTCCCAGTCCGTAATCAATACACCAAGCGGTTTCCCTCGTGATAAATCCTCGAAAACACATCCCCCTTGCAACTCCCGCTGTATTTTCCTGTTAGACCTTCGCAATCTCCGTGTCGCATCACGGAGTGTCTTCCGATTCCGTTTTCGAAATGTTGCCGGGACAAGCACAGGCGGCATGATTGTTGATAATATAGTCATCAATGCCGACCTTTTTTTGCCAAAACTTTTTTATATCTTTCTAATTCAAAATCATAATTCGCTGCGCTAAGAACAACGGAGTCTCCAATATCCAAATATTTTTTGTATTTCGGATCTAATTCATAATCGTCAAATCCAGTTTCACTATTTCCAATACTATCAGGAAGCTTTGTGAAAATTGCAGCCCTGCGTGGATCCTTGGTTGAGCCTTTTTCTAGATATTTGTCTTTAATGAAATCATTCGTTTTGGCCCATCGTATAACATATCTTTTCCCAATAGATTCGGAAAACACAGAAAGCATACTCTTCAAATTTTCTATGACATGATCTAACTTCATAATAAACTCCTTAGGCTTTAAACGCGAATCCTTCAAAGTGATGATAAGTTGTTTCTAATTCCTCTCACGCTGTACTTTCCTGTTAGACCTTTGCAATATCCGTATCGCATCACGGAGTGTCTTCCGATTCTGTTTTCTAAATGTTGCCGGGACAAGCACAGGTGGCATGATTGTTGATAATATAGTCATGCTATTCCTCTGGTTCAGTAATACACGGATTTCCCTTTGGCTGTAGCAGAAACAGTTCTTTTTTTCATGTCAATGGTAATGAGTCCCATTTTCTCAAGGACATCCAATTCGGAACGCTTTACTTTGTCCATTGCCAAAAGTCGCATCCTGATTTTAGGTGTTCGCCCGTCAACGAGATGGCCTAATATAAGATGTTGCCGATCATCAAGTTTTACACTCTTCCCAATAACTTTATCAACCATAGATTTTGGGATAACAAGTTTCCCGAAATTATGGCTTTTAGCCTCGATCCCCCAAAAAAGAACTGCGTTTCTTGGAATGTCTATTTTCTCTGGTTTTTCAACATGCATCCTATCAACATACCCCTCCATGCTAATAGCCCCAATCACAGGATAGGCATTACCTCTCTTGAGCCCAAGATGTTTAATACTATCAGAATAACTAAGATCAATATTCTTGTACCCAAATTTCAACTTTCGAAGACCATGTTGGATACCGTCAGGCAAATCTTTTACCGCAATTTTTAGAGGCATTTTACCAGAAGATTCGGAAAACACAGAAAGCATACTCTTCAAATTTTCTATTACATGATCTAACTTCACAATAAACTCCTTAGGCTTTAAACGCGAATTCTTCAAAGTGATGATAAGTTATTTCTAATTCCTCTAAACTCACATCGCTTGCTGTTGCATCAAAATCGCTGCCCACTTTGTATCGTACAGGAAGACATCCTCGTAATATATACGCTTTTGCCGGAATGCTTTTCAATCCGATATCTGCCATGCCAGCTGTAGACGAAACCTCTTCTAGGGCTCTCGTAATAGCTCCTGCAGGAGAATACAGTCCTCCCCGTATAGCATCAGTCCCCCCTGAACGCAAAGCATCTTTCACGGCATCAAAAGACATTCCGCTCAAATGTAAAATCATAATATTCCGACGTTTCGCACTGGGATAAAAAGCGCCCTTTATAAATTCAAGAGCTGTCGCAGCAGTATTTTTGTTCCCCTGTTGGCAACTGACAATCCAACGCCAAAAATCAGAATTGAAGGCAGATACCCCACGCTGTAGCGTAATCGTGTTTACCGTTCCTTTTGTCAAAACCTTATAAGGGAAGAGACCGTTTCCTTCGTCAATCTCCTCAAACTCAATTGTCATCTCCGGCGCAGTAATAGAAGAAAATCCTGCACTTGGCGTAAAAACCCACGGCGGAACGTTCAAGGAAAAATCAACGTCAAGAAGATGAAAGTTGCATGCCAGCAGCCTATCATTTATGCGCTGTCGTGGCATAATTCAATTATACGTTGCTCAGGTTTGCAGATGTACCATCAATGTTGACGACCTTGAGGGCCAACTCTTCGCACGCGCACTCCAATTCTTGAAGATTGACATCGCTTGATGTTGCCTCCAAATCGCCGATAGGTTTCACCCGAGTAGGGAATGCATTCTTGCACAAAATCTGATTGGCAGGTTTTGTGTCAGGACCTACGGGCAACTGCTCTTGTGCATATACATTGATAAGCAACTCTGCTCGATAACTTTTCCCATTGAGTGCAGCTAATGCCCAATCCCAAAAATTGGATTGTCCCCGCGTAAGTCCTTTTGACAATGTCACATTTTCAACGCTTGGAACGCCAGAAAATTTCATTGTGTAAATGCGATTTCCTTCTCGATACTCTGCAACTTCATTGCTGATTTCCGGAGTTGTTACAGAGTTGAACCCTGCCGTTGTTTCCAGATATGAGGTGTCATCAGTCTCCATGACCTGATATCGAAAACTTTGGAGGGCGTCATCTGCTTGCGGTCTACTTGCCATGTTATTTTCTCCTTTAGAGGATTAAAGCCTCAATCTAATCGTATACGCATTCCATCGTACAGATCAATTTCAATAAAAAAATGAAATTTACAGCGTAAAGTTGGACAAAAAGAAGCCATACTATGACCGTGTTTTCTGCGTAAAACGAAGCCGAACAAACTCTGCGGGCTTGTTTGGTGCCACAAAAATATCAATTGTCAAAATACCCGCGTCGATAGAACTTTGCGGATTGTTGTCTTCGTCAACTTTGACCAAAAATGCTTCTGCTGGAGTTTCCCCAGCAAAATATCCGTCATCAAAACGATTCTTTAAAAATCCATCAAATTGTGCTTTGACCCTTCCCCAGAGAGCAGGACCATTGTTCTCAAAGAATACCCAAGGAGAGGCATTTTTCAGCGATTTCTCAAGATACATGAACAATCGAGTATGATTGATATACCGCCACTCAGCATCCATAGATGTAGTGCGAACACCCCATACAGATTTTCCAGCCCATGTGTCAGCACGAAGAACATTAATCCGTGACGGTGATACGATATCTCTCTCGCCCTGTACGACGGTGAGTTCCAATGCTTGTATGCCGTTTATGGAGCCTCGAACAATACCGCCAGGAGATGTCCCTACATTTGCCAAATTGTCATTTTTCGCAAAGATTCCTGCAATAATTCCGTCTGACGGCTGCACGATCATGCGTCCATCAGTTGCCATCGGATCCGTGATCTTGACACGCGGCCAATATACGGCAAGATATTTCGAGTTAAACAGTGCCTTCTTACGCATCCACTTTGAGACATCCGTTGCACTATATCCCTCAGGAGATGACGTAATAACAAAAATATCTCTGTCATCCCTGTTCTCGGCATATGATACCATGTCGCCTACAACGTCAATGTCACTGCTGAAATCAGGGATTGCCAGGTTAAGGATATCATCGACTTCGTCAAACGCATAGATGCCGCCACGAGTCGCAGCCAGTGCAGATTCTGAGACATCGTTCCGACTCACCGATGTACCATCTGTACCACCCGTCAATTGTGCTATTACAGATGTCGCAGCAGGAACAACAGAATAATCAACGAGGACAATGTCGTTCGCATTCGGATCTGTACTCGGCGTCAGTTCCATCGTCCATGCACCCGTATCGTAATCGAACGTTCCTGTTACAGAAACCGTGGCGTGGTCAGATTCCAAATTTCCATCGCCATCGTCTGTAACTGTCATTGCACCCTCAGTATCAAATACCAATTTGAACGTGACGCTCCCCTCGACGACTTCCGTGTTCATCACGGTTCCTGAAAGAGAATTCTTGTTTGACTCTCCACTCACATCAATTGCAAACTCATCGTTATAATCAGTATTGGTCAAATCTGCAGGATTTCCGTTAATAGAACCTGCCAGAATTTTCATGTAATCCGTCCGGTCAGTGATGATGTCAGACACGAAATCCTCGTCAGTATCATCATCGAAGACCAATTCCTGGTAACTCTCAAGAGTCGCCCAATCTCCAGCACCAGGAGACGACTCTTCTTGAATCTCCACATCGAATTTTGTGTAATTTTCGTTGGCATCAATCGAATCCCTGTTACCCGTAATGACCATGCGAACCTGATCGTACCATGCACCCTGCCACGCAGCCTCAAATGTCCAGTCACCTGCCACGTCAGAGCCTGTATAAGTGTACGTTGTTGCAATACCATCAGCACTTGGATCAAGACCGAGAATGGTTTTTGATGCATCTCCTGAAGCAGGAGCACCGAATACCAGCTGCGATGTAGATCCCGTTGTGCCACTCACAATCTTCAAACGGTAGTCGCTTGTTAATGTGCATGTTACACCGGAAACTGCATCAATAGCAGCTCGGATTTCTTCCCTAGTCGTCGCTGCAGGCGTACTGCCTACACAATCAACATCAGCGGCCGATCCTGCGTCAACTTTGAGGTTGATATTTGAATTGGTACTCAAATCTAATGTTGCCGCAAGTGGTCGACTATAAAAAGTTGCTGACGTTTCCACTCCGTTAATGCTGTCTGAACTTGAAAGTGCAGATTTCGTGGCATCTGTTGGTACGACGCGGACTATGTATGCATTTCCATTTGTATTTTGGTAAAACAGTGCCATCTGGAACGGCAAAATCGACTTGCGCCAATATCCGCCAAAGGTATTCACAAATGATTGAAAACTCGTAACCAATTGCGCAGAATTCACAGGCCCTTTTTGCAGCCAACCAACAGAGGCAAATGTCGATGTCGAAACACCAGCAACCGCTCCAGCAGTCGCTTTGCGCTCCTGAATAAATACATTAGGGGACAGATACTCAGTCATTGTCATTTACCTCCAGCGCGCGGGGCAATGTGTCCCCACTGCTTTTTTGTTTATTTTTACTTTTCCGTCTTTTCTTTCGCACAGGCTTCTCCACAACAACAGAATCCTTCGCATCTTCATCTTCTTCTGTATCCCCTACTACTTCACCAAATTGTACGACTTTTGTCAAAATGTCGTACTCATTAACTATTTTTTCACCTTCGACAGGAATATCGTCTTTCGTGATAGGGTCAAATGAGTCGTCATTTTCAACAGACAGATCCTCCTTCTCTTCCTTGTGAAATACTGCAACCGTAGTGATTTCTTTTATATTTTTCAACAACCGCAGCTTTGAATCCCTGACATCATTATCATCCAACTCGACATACCCTTTTCCGGGAATAGAAACACCGCCCGTACCGAAATCAGCGAGCACGGATTGGCGACATGTATTGAAAAACTTTCGCATGATTTATCCTCCATTTTGATGAAAGGACACAACTTTCTGTGTAACGATCCCGCCAGGCGTTTGTTCGGGATTATACACATCAAGCTCTCCCAAGACGCGGACGGACAACGATTGCATAATACCTCTGTCACTAATATCTGCAATCATACTCAGGCTACTTGGACCTTCCGTGAAAAAGTTATAATATCGTGTATTACCTATAGTATCAATCACAGGAAGGCTCCCCTCTGGAGTAAATATTTGCAGAAGATATGCAAGAAGAATTTCGCAATTCAACCGTGCAGCATTCCCAGCCGTTCCTGCAGTAATGGTGTATGGCATATCAAAAGGTTTCGCACCTTGCTGCCATTGCCTTTTTGACCAACCCTGAACCACATTCCCAAATCCGATGTCTGCTTCAAGCAATTCAGCATTTTTTGCAGGAGCCATATACTTCAAGTGTACGCCATTCCATCGTTCGTTCGCGGGAGAGGGATCTTCTGGTGTTATTCTAATACACGGCAAAACATATCGAGAAATTCTGTCATCAGGCTCTGTAAATAGAAGTGGAATTCCTGGCATTCGAGTGCCTATTTCTGATGCTATTCCATGATCATCAGGGTATAGAGGAGGTTCCAAATATGATACATCAAGAATATTACCAAACATAATGGACACCTGATTGGTAATAACGTCAATGGGAATAAAATATTGCCCGCCATGGAGTTCTGGCAGAAATACATTGATAATCCCCTCATTGAAACTCCTAAGGAAAACATTGCCTAGTATTTCAGTTCCTACTGTAGGCATTCTCTATCCTCCTAAAGCCTTTTCAAATTCCCGAGCTTCTTTTTGATATCTTTGCGTGGCCCAAAATTCAGAATCAGAAGGAATCGCTTTCATATGTCCGTTATAATTGGGATCCCCTAATGTCTGTTGTAATTCATCGTTGTCATCAATAATTGCCTGCAGACTCCGGCGCAATGTTGATAACGCGGGCCGCCAATGTGCTTGAGACGGCGCATTTATTCCAAATTCTGTACGTAATGCCAATGTCATAAAATCAGGAAGCGATAGCATACTCAACGCATCGGTTATGCCATTTTCTGCTTTTCCAAATCGAGCCCCAAGACTCTGCAAGTACGTTCTATTTTCTCCCAGAAATACTGTTGTCTCATTCCGAGCATGTTCTTCTTCTTGCTTTAGAACACGACGATGCACCAGTCTTACAGCTGTTTTTGATATACCGTTTGGAACTTGAGATATTGTCCAAAAAGGATTATCGGACAAGGCTTTCGCTAACTCAACTTGCTTCGGTGGTCCATCCCCTGTTGGATACATAGAAACAACAATACCGAATCGTGGGTCATCCTCTTTGATCCCACCTAATTTCTCTCTACTCCGCATAGAGACGACTGCATAAGCGGTCCCTTCTTTTCCTACCCTTACCACAGAAAGCGATTCTCTGTACATGTCGAAATCAGAACCTGCGGGAATTCCTTTTCGTACTTCTTCCATGAAAAATTCAGCAACATCTTTTGTAAATAATCGTAAAGCGTGTGCAATGCGCAAATCATAGTTTTTCAACAATCTCCGAAATTTCGTCCAATCTCCTGTTAATTCTACTTTGAACACACTGCAGTCCTTTTAGGCTCCTACGACCGATACAACAACGATGACGTCGTCAGACGCCCCTATGGGCGTTACATAAATATGTGTAAATTCTCCCTCAAGATACAATTTCCCTGGAATTGTATCATCGTCAGAATCAGGAGGTTTCACGACAATGCCGGTATCCGTCGTATCATCAAGTTTCACACGTATCGTTGCAAATGATTCCAGGAGTAACACCCTTCCCGTCGTAATCGATGTTCCTGACATGAGGTCCCTATCAGATTCGTCGAAGGCAAGCACTTGCTTTTCAGCTTTTGCCTCTTCAAATCCCGTGAGAGAATCAAGTGTTTCTATTGCCCCTCCTCGTTTTACAAGAACACCGTCTCCAGATTCATCTTCGTCAATTACGTCAAGTACTATCCGACGTTTTACAACGGTCATTCTATAACCTCATATTTCTGTATCGTATTTGCCTCTGCAATCATAAGAACTATCTCCCCATTTCGTTCTCCGGCATCACATCGTTTTTTTACAAAAGGCAAGTGTGTTTCACATATACCAATGGGACTTGAAATATTTCCCTTTGGCTTCAATACATAACGAGATGGAGTTCCGCAAACATAGCATCTAAATGCCAGTGCGTCACGAGAAAGATCTCCCTCATATTCTTCAAAACATCCTCCGAATATTGGTCCACTGCATCCACGTTTCGCAGTACACATTGTGTTTCCATCAATCTTTTTGAATCCCATATCTTCACCAACGTATAACTTTTTGCACATACTACATACGAAACAAACTTTTGAGCGCAATGATTTTTCTATCCTCGGAATAGGAATCATCTGAACCTCATTACTTTTACGATTTAGAGACAATATCCAATGCCTCGCGTATAAGATCACACGCATCAGCAATGCTATCAATCATTTTCTCCGATTCGCGAATTGGAGATGTTTTCAGCTTCGCGAAATCCCTGCCTATATACTTAAAGGAATCCATCCCTTTTTTCTGAATTATCCTTCCCCATTTCGATCCGATTTCCTTTGCCCCATCAACACCGGTCATGCCTTTGTATTTGAACCATTTTGTGGACTCGTTATCATATTCTATTTTGAGAAAAAGTTTTGCATCATCAGTTGATTTTCCAGGGATGATAACGATTTTTGCATTTCCACCATCCACCTGGAAATACATTTCAAGCATATTCTTATTCTTTCGCCATTTCATTGCATAAACCCTTTCGTATTAAAGAAGCGTATATAATTCCCGTCGAATTCTGCTTGCTTCAGCACGTACTCCTCGTCGTTCTATACGTTCCATTTGAATCTTCCACAATCTATTGCTTTCAGGCAATGCCATGCGTCGTGCTATTTCCCTACCCTTTTCCAGGGCATCCTGTGGAGACAATTCAGGGTTTACATACATAACCGCCATCAAAATCATAGATAAAATCCAATCTTCATTGGATGCATACTCTGATGTTTGCCTATCTTTTTTTTGATTTGTCTTCTTAGCAAGGTT